GCGTTGCCGATGTCGCCACCAATGTCGCGGGCTTTGGCAGCATAGTCGGCGAGCGTGGCGACGGCGGCTTCCCATCCGGTCTTGGCCACATCGGCCCCAGCCGCAGCACCAGCACCAGCCCCACCGGCGGCGCGCCCAGCCTCGGTCATCGACTCATCCAGCCGGTCTGCGGCATTTGCGGCCCCGTCCAGTGCGGCTTCGCCCTCGCTGCCCGCCCCGGCAACGGCATCCTTCAGCGCCTGCCAGCTCTGCATCGGACGCGCAGCCGCATCGGCCAGCATGCCGGAAGCCTCGCGGTAGGCTTCGGCTCGGGCGGTCGCTTCTTCGGCCATCCCGGTCAGTCCCAGATCGGGCGTGGTGACATAGGTCTGCGCCATCGCGGACAAGAAGGCTTCAGCGGCGGCCGTTCCAGCGGCGGCCGCCGATCCCGCAAAGGGATTGTCGATCCGGCCCAGCGCCACGGGATCCAGCGTGCCGATCCGGACCCCGCCTTCGCCGACCGCCCAATCGGGCAGCAGGTCCAGCGCGGCATTCAGCCCGTTGATGAAGTTGTTGATCCGGGTGACCACGCCATTCAGCATGGCCTCGACACCGCCGATTAAACCGTTTGCGGCCTGGAATGCGAAATCGCCGATGGCACCGGGCAGCTGGCCCCAGATCGCCTTCACTGCCTCATAGGCTCCCTTGAAGATGCCAGCAGCGGAGTTGCCGAAACTGGTCACGGCTTCCACCGAGGACTGCATCGCGCCGTAGATCGTGGCCTGCAGCCCGGCCCAGCTGGCCTCGATCTTCGACCAGGCAGAGGCCGCGCCGAGGCCGATGCGGTCCCAGACCTCCAGCGCCAGATCCTTCAGCAGGCCAATCGCGGCACCAAACCCGCCCGCGCCTGCGACCAGCTGGGTGAACTGGAACACCAACTCGCCTGCACCCACGATCAACGCCCCGATGCCGGTGCGGATCAGCGCGCCGCGCAGGATGACGAGGCCGGTGGCAAGGCCGCGCACCGACAGTGCTGCCGCCGCCAATCCCGCCACCCAGCGCCCGGCCATCAGGGTGGCAAAGGTCGCGGCATAGGTGGTCAGTCGGCCGATGTTGTCGAAAAGCGCGGTGATCGCGATGCCGATGGGTCCGGTGCTGCGTGCCATGTCGGCCAGCGTGTTGGCCACCGTTTCCAGCGCTGGAGCCACGGCCGTCGTCAGCCGGTTGGTCAGCCCCAGCCAGATCAGGCTGAGCTTGGCGATGGCATCGCCAGTCCGCTCGATCTGTGCGGCGTCGGCCGCGCTGACCGCCACGCCGAAATCCCGCACATCCTGCGCCGCTTCGCGCAAGGTCGCGGGATCGATGCGCAGAAATGCCAGCGCGGCCTTGTCGCCGAAGAGATCAGAGGCGACAGCCGCGCGCTCTGCCTCCGGCACAAAACGGTTCAGCGCTTCCTGAATGGCAACGATGCGCTGGTCGAGCGGCAGGGCCTGAAGTTCAGAAGCGGTCAGGTTCAGCCGCTGCAGGGCCCCGACCGCCGATCCCGATCCAGTGGCCGCTTCCGACAACCGGGTGGTCAGCTTCTTGGTGGCCTGTTCGATCTCGCCCATCGACACGCCTGCCAACTCGCCGGCCCAAGTCAGCACTTGCAGGCTTTCGACCGTGGTCTTCAGCGATGCGGCCATGTCTGCCTGCGCGCCGATGGTCTCAAGTCCCGACCGGACCATCGCCACGCCAGCAGCGGCGGCCGCAACCGTCACGGCCGCCAGCGCGATCCCGGCCTTGCGGGCGAAGCTCGCGAGCCGCGTGTTGGCCAGTTCCATTTCGGTCGAGAGGCGGCCAAAGCCGCGCGCGCCAGCATCACCGATGCCTTCCAGCTCGGCGCGCACCTGGCGGCCGCCTTCCGCCACGAGGCGGACGGACACACGCTTTTCAGCCATCGCGGCCTCCTTCCATCTGTTCGTTCAGTTTGCGCACCATCACTGCCTCGACCTCGGGCAGCAGTTCGGCGGCGATCAGGGTGTCGATCCCGAGAGCGCGAGCCATCGCGAGCGCCGCGCCCATATCCCAGCCGAGAACCGCGCCGGGGATCACGCGCAACTGACCACCGAGGCGACCGACCAGATCCCAGACCTGCCATCCCTCGGGGGTCTGTGGCCTGTTCAGTCTTGCGGGGCAGTCGGGGCAGGCAACTTGGCAGGCCGCGCAATACCGGTCGCCCCCGCCGAAGGACCAGTCGGCGAGGGCGCGGAGACGTTTTTTTCGGCGTCCAGGATCAGGCCTTTGGCGACGTACTGGGTCTGGAAGGCTTCAAACACTGGCCAGATTTCCAACAGGGCGTCGATGCCTTCAGGGGTGACGGGCGTGGGTTGGCCCATGGCATCACCCACACCTTCCCAATCCAGCACAGCACGGCGGGCGACGGCCTTGGCCATCGCGAGGGCCAGCGCCTCTTGGCTGGCGCCTTCGGGCAGAGACTCAATCGCCGGATCGGCGCGGGCGGACACCATCAGCGCGGTTGTCAGGGGGCCGACGAGCAGGCGCAGGCCGGGGGCGAGGTCCAGCCATTGCGGCGTGGCGGTCAGGTTCAGTCGGATCATGATCAGTATCCTGCGAGTGTGTTGATGAGAACGGCGGTGCACATGCGGGCGGGGCTGGGGGCTTTGGCGGCCATCCAGTCGAAGGTCGCCTGCACGCCTTGCGGCCCGGCGATCTCGATCCGGGGGATCGGCAGATAGACGGCGTGGGCCGTGAATGTGAAACTGGCGTTCGCGCCGAGGCTGTAGACGAACTCCAACTCGCAGGGCGTGCCGTCGATGGCTTGGGTTACCAATGTGCCGTCGGAAAACCGCACCTCGATCCGACCGGTCAGGGCCGCCATGGTCGGGTCGGCGCCATCGATACGGCCATCGCCGCGGATGGTCTCGATCCGGCCGAGGTTGTTGGAATAGGTGATCTCGGCGGAGACCACATTGCCCAGCGCCGAACCGTTGCGTTTCACCGTGCCATTGAAATGGCCGAAGCGCTGCAGGCCTAGCGCGGTGGGCGTGCCCGCGGCGGTCGTGGCAGCGATGGTTTCGCCTTGGGCCACCAGCCGAGCGGTTGCAGTCAGCAGGCCAGATCGCTGCATTTGCCAGGACAACTGATCCAGCACGCAGCCGGAATACATGGCGAAACGCGGCACCTCAGGCATGGCGGTTTCAATCGCCATGCTGGGCAGGGTCCAGTTGCCTGACTGGAAGGTGTGGGTTTTGGGTGTGGTGCCACTGGTGACCGGCTGGCCAAACGCTGCCTTCAGCCAGAACCCGAACGCCTCGACATCGATCGGCACCACTACCTCGCCGTCGGCGGTGACCGCATCCTTGATCGGGGCCAGCGGATCGCGGCCATAGCCCAGAAGTTCGGACTCCAGCAGCGGCTGTTCCGATCCGAGTGTGGTCCGGGCGAAGGGCATCAACCGGAACCCGCTGACCGGCGGGGTGCCGTAAACCGTCTCATACGCAAGCGCCATCTGCGCCCGCGCGCCTTGCGCACGTGCCATGGGGGTCTCCTTTATGTGGGGGTGTCAGGCCAGCGGGCCGGTGGTGGTGTAGTGCAAGACGACGGTGATGACCGCCGCCTTCAGCGCTGCCGCGCCTTCGATGGGCAGATCGACCGAGGCCGGGGCTTCGGGTTCGACCCAATCGCAAAGACCGCCAAGCGTGCGGTCAGCCTCCAGCGCCGTGCCGATAGCAGCAATCAGCGTGTCGAAGGCGCTGGCCCGGCCGGTGCCGACTTGGACGACGACCTCCAGTTCGGCCCGATGCTGGTAGTGGTAGCGCAGAGGCGACAGCGTGACTTCCGGTTCGCCCGGCTGGCCATCGCGCAGGATGATCAGCCCGGCTGCAGGAATCCGTTCGGGAAGCACCTCGTCACGCAGCACAAGGGCGGCAAGCGGCTGCAGTCGCGCTTGCAGCGCGGCGAGGGCGGTTTCGCGCGTGGTGGGCATTTCTCACACTGTTGGGGTCGTGGGGTATGGCGTAAATTGTCTACAGGCCATTCTAAACGAACGCTTCTACAGCTACGCTCTGACTGGAAATTGATCGGCGGAGCAAAGCCATGGGTGCAGCTAAGACAGTTCGTCAAGGAAATCTCGGAAAACGGGCGCTGCGATTGGCTGAGAAGGACGGAAAATTCTATGGGCTCGCCGATGGCAAGGTGTGCGTAGAAGGAATCGATGCAGATCGTGTTTGGCAGGATCTGCATGATGAGGCGGGCAAGTCAGATCCCAAGTACTTTGGATACGCGGGCGCTAGAAACCGCTTCCTGAAGTTCTTCCCCAATGGTTTTCATTCAGATGGCTACGCTGATCAGGAACGCGACTACAAGCTGGCAGCCAAGACCAAGCTTGATGCGAATGCTCCCCTTGAGAAGGCGCTAACTGGGTCTGGATACGGTGAAGCGATCTTGTCGGTTTATCGTGCGACCAACATGCTTTCACCTTTTGAGAAGACGCGGCTGCAGGACGTATTCCGAGGCCCGAGTTCAGACGTAGTCATACGGGCAGCAGCCGAATTCGCGCAAAATGCGGACAAGGGCACCCTCAGTCGGCTGGAAGCCGCCCTTAAGCCATTTGATTGCGCCAAGTGGACTGTGGTGACCTATCTCCCATACCTTTGGCTCCCTGACAGGCACATGTTTCTCAAGCCTGAGGTTACAAAGGATTACGCGGCGCGTGTCGGCCATCCATTCGCGTCAACATACGAGGCGCGCTTGAACATCGATGTCTATGCCAACCTGTTGGACCTTGTGGATCGAACCAGTCGCGAACTCTCAGATCTGAACCCGCGGGATCGCATCGATATTCAGAGCTTCATCTGGGTTGTTGGCGACTATCAGGAAGATCGCGAGGGAACCTACACCTGAACCCATCTCGCCACGATCATCCCTGGCACGCCATCCACCGCCCGCTCCGCATCCCGCGCCAGATCCAGCCGCTTTCGCAGTTTGACCTGCGGCACGAGCAGGAAAATCGGCACGGTCGCCACGCCGCGCCCGGTCTTCGACTTCGATGCCACTGCCCGGCCTTTCGAATTCAGCCTCCCCTCGGCCACCAGCAGGCTGGGCCCGCGACGGCGATAGATGAACCGCAAGCGCAAACCCGTGCGGCGTTCCCATTCGCCGGGGGTGATCCGGCCGCCCTTGGTGCTCTTTCCGGCGGTCGGTGTCGGGATCGCCAGCCAGAAGCCGTTGCCCGAGCGAATCAGCGGGCCGGTGTCATGTGCGCCGATGATCACTGGCGCGTTGGACCAGACGAGGGCGGCGGCATCCAGACTGTTGCGCCCCTTGGGATAGACTTGCTGTCGGATGGTGTTGGCCAGCCGCTGACCCAAACCCGCGCCGGTGATCTGCGTCCG